GCCACGCAGCGCGAGGTCGAGACTTGTAACAAGTGACATGATGCGAATCCTTTCGGGTTGATTGGTTAGGCGACCGTGATAACGCCGCTGATGTCGAGAACCACCGTGGCGTCGAGCTTCGACTTAACTTCGCCCTTGGCTTTGAAGCTCTTGACGAGAGCGCCGAACGACCACGTTTCACCCGTGTCAGTCCAGACAATGGTGAACGTGGTAAGCGGGTCGGGCGTGGTGCCGACGAGAGCCCGCAACGATTGCTGATTCGCATTGCCCGGCAGGAAGTTCAGGCCAAGCTGAATCTGCCCGCTGTCGATCAGACCGGCCATCTTCTCGATGGCGTTGTCCGACGAGTCGAGCGAAGTGATGTCGATCGTTTCGGCGTCAGGTCCGACGTCGCCGACCGTCACCACCTTGGCAATCGTTGTGCCGCTGATCTTTACCAGCGTTCCATAGGTTTTCTTTGCGGATACCGCCATGCTGCGCCCTCCTAGATTTGCTCTATGTGCGTAATTTCAAAGTCCAAAATCCGGCCATAGAGCCGCTGGGCTTCGTTGCCCGGCATCGGTTCTTCCCGGTTGATTTCGTTTTCCAGCCAGCAGTCTTGAATCTCTTTCGTGCTGTTCTCTTTCAGCCCGTTCATTGCTTCGCGCACGGCATCGGCAAGCTGCCGACGCTTGACGCCAGACGTCGCGTAACAATTGATTTGCACGCGGTTCGTTACTTGCCCGTCAACACCGTCGAGCGACTCCGCATCGCGGCTTCCGCTGATAACCGAATAGGAAATGGCGGGGTAGCTTTCGCCTTGCGGCACAATGCCTTCGTAGATGCGCGTGCCCGCAAGCGCCGCAACGGATGAATCAGCGCAAAGGAACGCAAACAGCCACGCTTCGAGTGATGGGATGTTCCGCTCTAAAACAAACGGCGGCGCGATTTGCAGGAGCGACAAGATGGAAGGCATTAGCGGGTTGCCTCCGCGATTGCTGCCTGCATATCGGCCGTGACGATCTGCACCGATTGATCTTTGGTTGTGTCGAACGCCGGGCGCAGGTACGGATTAGGGGCCATCTTGGCCGTGCCAAACTCCTGCATCGGGCCGTAAAAGGTTGAGCCCTGGCTATCGAAGTCCGAATTCGACGTGCTGATGCGAACGCCGAATCCCGTGCGAGTGCGACGGATTGCCTTGAGCTTTATTGATTCCTCAAGCAGTCCACTGTCGACCGGCGCAAACGCCTTAGCGGCAGCAACCATCGGCTTCGCGGCTTTGCGAATCGCGCTGAGCAAAACCTTCTTGGCGATCTTGTCGCCTGCCAATTCGCGCAGCTTTTTGTTGAGTTCCACGATCCCGCTCACATCGACAAAGAAGTCGGCCATCACTTCGCCTCCGTACAGGCGAGAATCGTTTCGCGGCCGCGCTCTTCGGTATCCGTGACTGCGTTCACGTCGAAAACTCGCGTCTCCGTGCGAATGCGATGCTTCGGCGTAACGGTCGTGCCGCCTCGGATCGTGACTTTGTGCGTTCCGGCTGCGTTGACTTGGTTCGCAACCATCGCCTCGCTGCCGCCCATCGGTTCGATTGCCGCCCAAACGACTGCGAACGTCGTCCATTCGGGGACAGGTGCGCCGTGCGCGTCCTGCGCCGTGTAGCGGTTCTCCTGCACTTCCACCCGATGCCGCAATTTGCCCGCTCTCATTGCGTCACCCCCGCAAGGCTGTATGAGCCATGCCAGACGGACGACAGGAGCGATTCAACGGCAGTAACGAGCGGTGTCGACGTGACGCCGACAACCGACGCCTCTCGGTTCTCATACCAGTGCCCCACAAGCAGCAGGATCGCTTGCTTGATCGGCTGCGGCACAACGGACGCGGACGCATAGCCCGCCGTGTACGTGATCGTGATCGCCTGTAGTTGGTCGCGAGTCGTCGGCCACGTCTCGGCATAGACCGAAAACACGCGCCCCGGCTTGGAATCCGTGTCGATCGTGTACAGTGCCGAGCTAAGAGTTTGCGTTGAGCCTGCCGAATCGACGTAGGTAATCGACGAGACGGCCGTCAGCGGCGGATAGGGAAGCTCGACGACGTGCGACGTGAAGGCGTCGATCTTGCAGCGGTACGTCGCGGGCATGATCTGTTGACCAATCCGCGACTCGCACCACAGACGCGCCGCCGTAATCAGCGACGAGACAAGCGTGTCGTCTGCGGTCGTGTCGATACGGCAATGCGACTTGGCTTCGGTCAGCGTGACCGGCTCCGACGTCGGCTCGACGGTCTTAACGACGCTGTACACGTTTCACGCCTCGGGACTGCGGCGGCGGTGCGACTTGGACGCCTTGCGACTCTGCGCGAAAGGCTTCGACGGCTTGCGGTTCTTCGACCGCGATGACCAACCCGCGCCGGATGAGCGTGTTTGCTTGCCCATCCGGCGGGTTGATCTGTTGACCGGGGCGATAAGGCCCGTAAGGTCGGACGACTTGAACTCTCATGGTTACACGAAGAGTTCTTGCGCGACGCCGCGGCCCGTGGCGGTTTGCGCCATGTTCTCGCCGCGCGACAGTTCAGCCCAGGCAACCAAGTAGGTACCAGCCGAGCCATCGCCCGCCGTGGCAACGAGGTCGAAGTACCGCTTCTTGCCGCGCAGGTCGACGTCGAAGACGAAGAACTTGTTGTCGTCCGTCGCACTCGGCAGCGTCGAAGCCGAACCGGCCGAGTTGGTCGACGTTCCGAACACTGCGCCGGTCAGGTCTTCGTAGCTGCCGTCAGTGTCGGAAGTTTGCAGCTTCAACGCCGTCATGGCGATGTCGGTCGCGCCAAGGTGGACGACGACTTTCAGTCGGTCAAATCCGAGCGTGTCGATGCTGGCCGTGGTGTACGACGCGGCGTCGACAATCACACCCGGCGGAGTAACCGCCACATACTTCACATTCTGGGTCGAGTTCATATTTAATTCCTGCTATGGAGTTAGTTGCGAAACGTCAGACCGCGTATTAGGACGAGGTCTTGAGCACGACGACCGGGCCGGCAACCGAAGCGGTGCCCATGTCGTGATTGACGATGTCGAAGCGTTGCGTCGCCTTGACCGCGACTTGATCGGCTTCGAAGTAGCGGGACGAGTCAGCCTTGACGGAGAACATCTGCCGATCGCCGTAAGCCGACGACAGCGACAGGTCGCCGAAGATCAGCTTGTTCTTGCTCGCGTCCGTGCCGAGCGTGCTGTTGAGGCTTTGCGAGATGACGACCGGATAACCCAGGAACGTCTTGCGGACGCCGCCTGCGATTTGCTCGGTCGTGTTGCCGCCAGCCGCGTAGGCCAGACGCATCATCGAAGCCGCGAAACCGGCGCTGCTGACGTACCAAGCGGCACGGGGCAGGGCGTAGGCAGGCAGCTTGGCGACAGCGCCTTCGAAGTCGTCCAGGGTCAGGTCTTCAAAGCTGTCGTGCGAGCTTGCAGCGGTGTAGACGCTGCCCGCACCGATGGCCGACATGATGCCCGTGATGCCGCCGTAGGTCGAAGTGCCGTCGCCGATGAATCCGGCGTCGTCTTCAGCCTTCGCGAACGCATACGCCATTTCGCTGACGAGGTGATCGGCGAGCGCGATTGCCGCATCGTCGGCCAACTCTTGCGGATAGACGCACATTGCCGACAGCTTGCGAGCGGTCAGTTGCACGAAGTCGAACGTCGCACGGCTCGCTGTAATGTCCGTGTTTTCGGCAACGTAGTAGGCGGTGACGCCGCCGCTGCGTCGCGGGATTTGCAGCACGTCGGACGACATCGGCCAACGCTTGGCACTCGCGGCGAAAACGCCGTAAGTCTCTTTGAGGTTGATGAGCGTGGTCGCAAACTGCGTCGGAATCAGCAACCCGCCTTGAGCGTTGTTGTTGCTGCTGTGCGACGTCGAAGCGGCCAAGCTGGCAACGCCGTGCTCGCGGCACCACAGCACGTCGGCTTCGCGGCCTTCGATTGCGGCACGGATGAAGCGGCCCGACAGATAGGCGTCTTCGTTGCTCTGGAAGAACCGCGACTTGCGGGCGATGCCTTCGATCTTGATCGGCTTCTTCGACAACTCTTCCGGCTTTTCGGCCGGGGCGCTGCCGGGATTGACGACAGCTTTCGCCTCGTCGCGCTCCCACGCAGCCAAGCGCTCTTGGCGAGCAATCTCGGCTTCGATGCCAGTCGCCAGCTTGCCGTCTTCGGCCTTTTCGCCAAGCTCGTCTTCGTTTTTCTTGTAGGCCGCCAACTCTTCGGCGGTCAACTCGCGATTCTCGGCCTCTGCCTTCGCAAGCATCTGCTTGCAATCGCGACGCAAGGCGCTTCGGCGTTCGATCAGTTTCTTTAGTTGGCTCATGCTCGTAGGCTCCGGTGCAAATGGCCGGTTGCCTGTGAGCCGTCTAACAAAAGACGGACGCAAACCACCGGCAGTTGTGAAAACTGCCAGCAATTCGCGCCCGTTCAGCGTGCGCTAGAATCGCGGTGTATTAGTGAGAGCCTTGTGACGCATCAGCGCCGCGTGGCTCGCTATTGACTACTTAAACTTTATCAGCGTTAGTTCCGCTTGTGTCGCTTTCGATTTCTACGGTAGTACAAACCTGGGGAATTCATTCTTAGCTAGCGTCGTCAACTTGCGGCGCACTTCCTTACAGCCGCAGAACTTCTTGCATCCGATGTAGCGCACGACCGACGAACCCACTAATCGCTTGGTGGTTACTCCGACCGTTCCGCCGCAGTTGGGGCATTTGCTCATTCAACGACTCCAATTCGTTGTTGGATCAATACATCTAGCACGCCGTGACACCCATCGTTCGACCGAATCCATTCGTCGACAGGCATGGTCGGTCGCGGCGGGTGGATGCGCAGTAGATCAAGGGCTGCGTTGAAGTCCACGAGCGGGATTGCTTGCTTGTTGCCGCACTCGGGGCAGTTAGCCATTTCCTAGCTCCTGGGCGATGAACAACAGCGCGGTCCCAACGACAACCGATGCAATCAAAATTGCGACTTCTGCCATGCTCACCCTCCCAAGAGTTTCAATCGACGCCGCAAACGATCAGTCAGCCCGGTCGGCTTCGCAACCGCAGGTTCTTCGTCTCCGAATCGCATCGACAAGTACCGTTCTTTCCATTGGTCGACGCGGGCGCTAATCACCTCGCGGGACGCACCGGGGAACGCCGCTGCCAAGAGTTCCGAGACGCGGAACAGCAACTCATCGGGCAAGCCTTCGA